ATATTTGGAACAACCTTTAAATTTATAAAGATCTCCTGCTCCAAGATCAACAGATTGAATTGTATAAGCTGTATCTATATTTACTTGACTTTTTGAAATTCTACCATTAGACGGGTCATAAAAACCCTCAAGTAAAACAATATCGTTTAAAAATGAGCTTACACTAATTCATATATAGTTATCTCCATATTTTTCTTCTGAATCTTCATCTAACTGAACGTTTCTAGATATAAGAAAACAAATATTATATTTATTATCATTAGCAGCAGGAATTGGTAATGTAGATAGATCTATACTAAGTCTAGAATTATCATACATTCCAACTAAGTTAAATGTATCATGCAACGTAGTGGTTGTAAGATACAATAAAATCTTAGTATCAGAAGTGCGCTCTTTAAATCCTTCCTCTTCTGGATCTGTTCATTTTACAGTACCTGTAATATTTGCTACTCCGTTTGCATTATATTGGAAGTTGTTTACTGGAACAAATGGCGGTATTGATTGAGATTTAAAGTCAATTGTAGCATTTTCCGCGATAGATAAATCATCTTCATCTATTGACCATAAAGGTTCTTCTGATTCTGTTTTATCATATTCTGAAACAACTGCAGATATGGCTGTATCAGTACCAGTATAAGATACAATACCATAATCAAACGAATTTTTTAATTTTGTAACCTCTGCTTGTAATTTCCTGATTGCTGAGAATAATATATTCAAATAATCTCCAGCATCAGTTTCAGTTAAATCAGTTTCATCTGGAATTTGTAACCATTTATCAGGTTTCGTAACGTCTGGCAACTCATCATACATTGCCTGTGTTAAAACCGGAATGCCTACTTTATATTGTGTAATTATATCTTTTACAGGAGTATATAAATATGCTCCTGAGTAAAAGTACATTTTTATATAAGGGTCTCCAATTATTACATTTGGATCTGCAATAAAATCATCATATGTTGCATTTGCAATAAATTCAGCAGATGTTATAGCGACACCACCACTAGCTTCAGCACAAAGAACAAACTCTCAAAATGGAGATTTAATATCTACAATTTTTCCGTTTTTATATACAAATTCTGGCTTATCTGAAGATAAATGATTTTTTCTACAAACTAATACAACGTTCTCTAATACTACAAAATCGGTAACATATGAATCATTATAATAATATCTGCCTTCTTTTCAATGTCCAGCTCAATTAAAAGAATGTCCTCTTTCAAATTGATTAGAATATGGAAGTTTATTATAAGTTGTCATAATATTGGAATATTTGCATTACATCTGTACTGCCCATATCCACATATTTTAAATATGTCAATATGTGACATAATTCTCTCATTTCAGCCATCCTTTCTCTGTTAAAAGAATGTCCGAGACGTAACTCGGACATTTCTTCTTTTAACAACTCATATAGTCTAATATACAGATTTTCCACAACCGCAACCCTTTATATTGTTTCTAAAATCTTTACATAAAGTTCCACAAGTAGATAATCCATTTAACAATCTAAATGCTTCCAAAAATTGTCTTTTAGATATCAAGTAAGTTAATACTGTAACTGCAGCCATTAACATATCTGCATTAGTATTAACCAAAGATAACTTATCACAATTTGCTTTACAATTATTCTTTAATCAATCTGCTAATCTTTCCTTTTCTGTTAGAATATAACATTTTATTAAATTATATATAGAGAATATATCATCATCAAATCAAAATGCATTACCAGTATTTACGTTATTTACATAATCAAATGCTTCTGTAAAATCAACTTGTCTTGGTATATCATTTTCTAGAATATATATCGCATAATCGATTTGATCTTTACCATTCATTGTAACAGTGATTTGTCTAGCATAGCATGTAGAATCTCCACGATGTTCTACAGTTGGGATTATCATTTTTTGATAACGATAATAATTATCTTCTGGTAATTCAAATTCTTTGTCTGCTCTCAATTCATTGATAGATGTAGCAGGATTAGATATTTCGTCTACCACTTCATAATCCAAATCATCTGTTGTGATTTTTAAAACTCTTTCAAAAACTACATGGTCTATATCCTCTTCGTATTCTTCAATTCAACGTTCATATGGAGAGTTATCTACTACATATAGATTTCCATTGTCGTTGATTCCAATTTCCATAAAAAGTCTACTGTCCATATTATACGTCTCTTATTTGGTCGTTATAAGGATTTCCATCTCTAATTTGCAATATTTCTGCATTAAGTTGCTTTTCTTTAACTTCAATAAGTTTATCATTGTAATCCTTTTTATCTTTTGCAACTTGTTCATCAATTGCAACTTTTTGTTTCTCAATTTGAAGTTTTTCTCTATTATTGTTTTCAACCTGACTTTGTAGACGTTGAATTTCAGAATTAAGTTGTTGCATTTGTTGTTCGTATTGCTTCTTTTCATTTGTCATTTGTTCAACTTGCTGTTGAAGTTGTCCAATCATATCGTTTTCGGCCTTTTTGTTTTTAATAGATTGTTCAACATACTTCTTTAACTGAGTCATATTCTTTGCAGTAATGATAGACAATGTATCCTGTACATCAACCATACCCGCTTTAATCAATTCAATATTAATTGCTTTTATGTCTTCCCGCATTTTATATGCCTCTGAACTATCTTGAATATGAATATCAAAATCAGTTAAAGTGTAATGTTCTGGAAGCGCTGTAAATGTTTTTACTAATCTATCTCCAAGAATAATAGAACCAGTGATTCCGTTTTTATATACTACTTTTGCAAGATTTAATAGGTCATAATTAACTTCTTTATACATCAAATCCATAGCATGGAAATACTGTTTTGTAAGAAGTGAAGACTGATGGATTCCCACTTTAACGTTAGACACTGCATCTCTTTCTTGGATACCTCCAAGTTTTTCTGCAAAGACTCCAGTTGTTGCAGATGCTTGTGCTTCTACCGATTCAATTGCAATTTGAATTGCTTGGATAGACTGTGCTTTAACCGTATCATCAAATCCATTAAAAGTTGTATTAAGAATTTGTGCACCTTCTTGAGAAGAATCATATAATGCCAAACCATTCTTTTTGTAGGCTTGCCATTTCATAATTCTTTCTGGCATACTAACTCCCAATGCTACAGGAATATGTGCTATATCAATTCAATCTCCTACAGTACCACTAGTAGCAATTAGATTATCTCTGCAGTACAATAGTAAGTCATATTTGTCCTGTAAGTTCATTGTAGCTAGCATAAGACTATATGGCTGTCCGTTTTTATCATTAAAAAACATTCCGTTGATGTTTAAAGAAACATCTTTTGGATTACTTCTATTTTGAACGTAGTATTTTGATTCTCCTGGAGTAATAAAGATGTCATTTCCTATTCTTACTCCATAATGTAATACTGAACGATTTTTCTTTTTACTTCATTCCAATCATTCACATTCATACACTTCAATTACGTCAGCATTAGAATAAGTATATCTGCCAGATTCATCCCAAGGAAATAGTGGATGTATTTCTAATCCACCAAGTATACCAGGACTTGGAGTTTTTCCGTTACCAAGTATATCTGCGTTGTCATCATATAACGCTCCAGTAGATCTTACAACAACAGCTCTATCATCATAAGAATATCTTTCGAACATTCCTTCTAATCGATCTATTGCTTCTGGTCCTAAGTCATCTCCGAATTCATCTAAAATCTGTTCTTTTGTTAGCCATCTTCTAACTACAGCTCTTCTAGATTTATTTAGATAAAATTCGTTTTGATTTCGTTCTATAAAAGTATCTAATGGATTTAATATTTCTAACGAAATGTTATCGCCTTTAGGTCTAACACGATAATAACAAATTCCAGCAACTAATATGTCTGTAAATAATTCCCTCATTTTATTTTTCAAATCCAAATCTCTTGAATTTCTAATATATGAAAGAATGTTCTGTGCAGCAATTTCATAATCAGATATATAACTTTGTTCTATATCGTTTTGAATTTTCTGCATTTCCTTTTCTATAAAAGGATCATTTACAGGTTGTTGGCTATTTAACAAAATATTTACAATAGCGTTTTGTAAATATTTGCGTAAAAATTCATATAGTTCTTTATCAATCTTGAGTTTTTTATCCCTCATTATATTTGAGAGTGTTTCCTCATCTTTGCAAGTAATTTGTAAATCAGGGTCCAATTCA